AGGTTGACGATTACTAATGAGAGACAGACATAGACAACTCACAGACTATCATCAAAAGTCTTTGAAAGAGCAAAAAGAAATGAACCTTGTAAGAAATCTTAAAAAAGAGGTGACTACTGGTGCGAACGGCACACAAAACTATGTCATCAAACACGGACCTAACAAAGGTAAGATAGCAGACAAAGGACAATAATGTTCGGACAACATTTTTATCATAAACAAATTAGAAATGCTGTAATTGCGTTTGGTACTATATTTAATAATATCAATATCAGACGATTTGATTCTAGCGGGAATCCATTACAAGCTATTAGAGTACCCCTATCATATGCACCAAAAGAAAAATTTATTGCAAGATTAGATCAACAAGCAGATTTAAGGGGCGAAGATTCAAAAGTGGCACTCACTCTACCTCGAATGTCATTTGACATAACTAGTTATACATACGATCCAACTCGTAAGTTAAATAAGAATGTCAAGTTAGCGGTCACGAAAAATACGAGCGGCGATAACAAGACCGTAAATACACAATTCTCACCAGTGCCCTATGATGTCGGCTTTGATTTGAATGTATATACGGCAACCTCAGATGATGGCCTACAGGTGATAGAACAAATATTACCTTTCTTTCAACCTGATTATACCGTCACAATGATTATGGATAGAGACTTCATGGATACAAAAAGAGATATTCCATTTGTATTAGAGAGTGTCGATTACGAAGATAGTTATACAGGCGCTCTGACAGATAGAAGAAGAATAATTTACACGCTAAAATTTACTGCAAAGATATATCTATATGGACCTATAACTTCTAGTGCTGTGATTAGAAAGGTGTCTGCTGACACATACACGAACACGGAAGATAATAATCCATTTAGATCACAAAGGGTGACGGTCACACCTAATCCAACATCTGCTGATAAAGATGATAATTACACATACACGACCACATTGGACTTTTTCACGGATAGTTTAAATTATGATGAGAAGACTGGTAACGACAAATAATATAAGGTTTTAAAATGAGTAGTATTGATGATAAACTAAATGAAGTATTAAATATAGCTGACGAAGTTTTAGAGAAGAAAGAGGAAAAGAATCCTCTAGAGATAACAAACGAACCACCTAAACCTGTTGCGCCAGAGAATGTTGATGTAGATACAGACTTCGAGACTGGCAGAAATGAGCTCTACAAAATGTTAGAGAAGGGCAACACAGCGATAGATGGTATATTAAATCTTGCCAAAGAGGGCGAACACCCTAGAGCATACGAGGTGGCAGGACAATTAATTAAGACACAGAGCGAGATAGCACAGAACCTTTTAGATTTACAAGGCACGCTTAAAAAGATAAAAGAAGAAAAAGGTAATATGCCTAAGAATGTGACAAACGCTTTATTCGTGGGTTCGACAACCGAGCTACAGAAACTCATAAAGAAAAACAAAGATAAAAAATGAAACTAGACCAATATTTAGGAAATCCTAACCTAAAAAAGGCACACACAAAATCACGATTTACAAAGAGTCAAGTAGATGAAGTGGTAAAGTGTATTGATGATCCTAAATACTTCATAGAAAAATATTTAAAGATAGTCTCAATCGATAAAGGTCTTATACCTTTTGAGATGTATGACTTTCAGCGGAAGATGGTAGACACTTTCCACGATAATCGTTTTACGATTTGCAAGTTGCCAAGACAGAGTGGAAAGTCAACTATCATTATATCCTACCTCTTACATTACGTTTTATTTAACGATAATGTGAATGTTGCGATACTGGCCAATAAATCTTCTACGGCAAGGGATTTACTAGGGCGATTGCAACTCGCTTACGAGCACTTGCCGAAATGGATGCAACAAGGAGTAATCAACTGGAACAAAGGTTCCCTAGAATTAGAAAACGGAAGTAAGATCGTAGCGGCGAGTACATCTTCTAGTGCTGTTCGGGGAAGTACCTTCAACATAATATTCCTAGATGAGTTCGCCTATGTGCCAAACAATATTGCCCAAGAATTTTTTAGCTCTGTATATCCCACGATATCATCTGGACAATCATCAAAGGTAATGATAGTATCCACACCACACGGAATGAATATGTTTTACAAGATGTGGATGGACGCTAACAATAAGAAAAATGATTACGTGCCTATCGAGGTACACTGGTCAGAGGTGCCAGGTCGTGATGAGGCGTGGAAAGAACAGACGATAAGAAACACTAGTCTCGAGCAGTTTCAAACAGAGTTCGAGTGTGAGTTTCTAGGAAGTATCGATACGCTTATCAATGCGAGTAAACTTAAAACTCTAGCTGTCGTAGACCCTAAGAGAAGTCCAGGCGGCTTTGATATCTACGAGATGCCAAAGAAAGGCCACATATACACGATGGCTGTTGATGTCGCTAGAGGTATAAACAATGACTACTCTGCTGTGATAGTATTTGACGTGACGAAAGCGCCATACAGGATCGTTGCGAAGTATAGAAACAACGATATAAAACCGATCGTCTTTCCTAACATACTAAAGAAGTTAGGCGATCACTACAATAAAGCTTTCTGTCTCATAGAGATAAATGACCTAGGTCAACAGGTTGCAGACGCAATGCAATTTGAGCTAGAGTATGACAACATGATGATGGTCACTCAGAGGGGTAGAGCAGGCCAGGTACTAGGTGGAGGCTTCAGTGGTCGTGGTAATCAACTAGGTCTGAGAATGACAAAGGGCACAAAAAAAATAGGAACTTCAAACTTAAAGAGTTTGATAGAATCTGATAAACTGATAATTCAAGATTTTGATATAATTGCGGAACTCTCTACCTTTATTGCTCGTGGAAAATCTTTTGAGGCTGAACAAGGCGCTAATGATGACTTAGTGATGTGCCTAGTTATCTTCTCTTGGATGGCGAATCAGAGATATTTCAAAGAGTTGACGAATGTAGATGTTAGGGGCCAGATGTTTACTGAACAACAGAATGCCATAGAGGCAGATATGGCACCTTTCGGGTTCATTGATGATGGATTGAACGATCCTGAGGGTAATAACAACTCATTTTTTGATGACGCAGGCGTGTTATGGTCTCCTGTGACTTATCGTAAGGGTGAGTAGTAAAGATACGGATTATGATAAATATCTTACAAAGGGTTATAACTAATAAAATAAAGACTTAATATATTAAGGAGAAAAAACTATGGCTTTTCAAGTATCACCAGGTGTTTTGGTAACTGAAAAGGACTTGACGAATATCGTACCAGCAGTATCCACAACTGCAGGCGCTATCGTAATTACAGCAGAAAAAGGACCGATTGATGAAATTACTACTATCTCATCTGAAAATGAGTTAGTTGATATCTTTGGTAAACCAAACAATTCTAACTTCGAGGAATTTTTCTCTGCTGCTAACTTTTTAGGCTACGGAAATAATCTGAAGGTAGTGAGACCAATCACAGGTGTGGTAAATGCTTGTGTGTCTGGAACAGCTATCTTAATTAAAAATACAGACGACTACTTAAATAATTACAGCCACGATCAAAGTTTTGCTGCTAACGTAGGTGCTTACGCTGCTAGAGAAGCAGGTACTTTAGGAAACAGTCTTAAAATTTCTAAGTGTACTAATTCAACTGCCTTTTCAAGTGCAGGTGGAACTAATCTAGTAAACGATAACGCTGCTGCTATTGGCGATACAGAGATCACAATTGACGATGCTGGTGGAGATAAAATTCAAGTTGGTGACATTATAGAGTTTGGAGACACATCAGCTGTGCCTTCAAGTTCAGGTGCACCTTCAGGATTTTACTACAAGGTAACGGCTATTTCATCAGCCACATTAACAATCGCAAGATTCAACCCTGCAACTGGTAAGACAGAGACAGGTGGATTAAGACATGCTGTTGAAGACAATGCTAAATTCCAAAGATATTGGGAATATTTCTTTAACTTTGCAAACGCACCGACAACTACAGATGATGTATCTGCTGCTGGTGGTTCAAATGACGAGATGCATATCGTGGTTTTAGATGAAGATGGCGGTATCACAGGAACTGCAGGAGAAATCCTAGAAACATTTGAGGGAGTATCACAGGCTTCAGACGCTAAAGACCCTTCAGGTAATTCAAACTACTATGCTGATGTAATATACAGAGAAAGTAAATTTGTGTATGTGATGGATCACGACACAACACTTGCAAATGCAGGTAGTGCTAAGAAAGGTCAGACTTTCGACAATGCAAGCACACAAACTATTACAACTCCTACTTACTCATTAGCAAGTGGTACAGACGACTATGCTGCTACAAACGCAGAGATCGCTACTGCATATGAAAAATTTAATGACGCAGAAAATGTTGACATTAGTTTATTAATATGTGGACCATCTCAAACAGGTGCTGATGCAACTGGAGACACAAAAGCAACTGCCGTTATGGATATTGCAAACGACAGAAAAGATTGTGTTGCCTTCATATCACCTGCAAGAGCAGACGTTGTTGGCGTTGCAAATACAATCACAATGACTCAGAATGTAGTAAACTTTGCTGATGGCCTACCATCAACAAGTTATGCTGTAATCGATAGTGGATACAAATATATGTACGACAAATACAATGATGTTTACAGATTTGTACCATTAAACGGTGACACTGCTGGTCTATGTGCTAGAACGGATAATGTTGCTGACTCACACTTCTCACCTGCTGGTTATAACAGAGGTCAAGTTAGAGGCGCAATAAAACTTGCTTTCAATCCAAATCAATCACAAAGAGATGAATTGTACAAAGCAAGAGTAAATCCAGTAGTTGCATTCCCAGGTCAGGGAACTGTACTATTCGGTGACAAAACTGCTCAATCTAAACCAAGTGCATTTGATAGAATCAACGTAAGAAGATTGTTTATCACTTTAGAGAAGACGATTGCTATCGCTGCTAAATTCCAACTCTTTGAGTTCAATGATGAGTTCACAAGAGCACAATTTAGAAACTTGATAGAACCTTTCCTAAGAGATGTACAAGGTAGAAGAGGTGTCACGGACTTTTCAGTAGTGTGTGATGATACAAACAACACAGCTGACGTTATAGACAGAAACGAATTTAGAGCTGACATATTTGTCAAACCTAATCGTTCTATTAACTTCATACAACTTAACTTTGTGGCTACAAGATCAGGCGTTGCCTTTTCTGAAGTCGCTGGCGCTTAATAGGGAGGAATAATTTATGCCAAATATTAATGAATTTAAATCTCGTTTAAGAGGCGGCGGAGCTCGTGCTAATCAGTTCAAGGTAACTTTACCTTTTCCTGGTTACGCTGCTGTTGGTGGTGAAACATCTGATCTAGCTTTCTTATGTAAAGCGACTGCAATACCTGGACAAACAGTAGGTAACGTACCTATTGATTTTAGAGGCAGAAAACTTAATATCGCTGGGGATAGAACATTTGAACCTTGGTCGATAACAGTTTTAAACGACACTGACTTTAAATTGTACAGAGGTTTTGAAAGATGGATGAACGGTATAAACAACATGACTGACAACGAAGGTATCGCAAATCCTGCTGATTACCAAGTTGATGGTTTCGTTGACCATTTAGATAGAAATGGTAATACTTTGAAATCATACACTTACAGAGGACTGTTCCCAATCGCTCTAGATAGTATACCATTAAACTATGGTACTAATGATGCTATCGAGGAGTTTGGGGTTACTTTCCAGTTCCAATACTTTGAAACAGATACGACTACATAGAAATAAGTTAATTCAAAAAGGAAAACTATAATATGGTACAGCTACTTGGATTTGAAATAACAAGAAAAGATAACAGTCTGGAGAAGCCAGCACAAGCCAAACAGGCTTTTACTATACCTTCTCCAGATGACGGTGTTACCACGATATCTGCTGGCGGTTACTTTGGCCAATACTTGGATATGGAGGTCACAGCAAAGAATGACTACGACCTCATAAGAAGATATAGAGAAATCGCTCAACATCCCGAATGTGATATGGCGATTGAAGATATTATCAATGAAGTGATTGTCTCTAATGAGAGAGATGTTGCCATTTCAATATCTTTAGATAAACTTGCTGTTTC